ACTCCCGCACCGCATTGATCGGCACCAACGGCGCCCTGACCGCAGGCAACCCGCCTAGCGGAGCCGCCGCTAATGGTGCGTTGCTCACCGCAGACGGGTCAGGAAGCTCCTCGTTTGTAGCCAGCCGCGTGCAGCGAGTGACCCTGACTAATAGTTTCTCGGTAACAAATACAACCGACCTCACCGTGACAAACGGCAACGTGCCAACCATGACCGTCGATCTGGAGGCAAACTCGCTTTATGTGGCTCGCTGGTCGGTCCTGCTGACGTGCGGCGCAGAAGGAGCAAAACTGGAGGCTACGGCTGGCGCTGGAACCAACGGCGTCCTCGTCCAATCAGTGGCTGGCCGCTTGGGGCGTCCGGGCTTTAGTTACGGCGACACCTATTTTCTCACAAGTGGCGCGCGGCAAGTCATGTCGCTTATCGGGTTCAGCGGAGGGGGTTTCACAGGCGGCGTGACCAACGGCGTGTTCAACGGCATCGCTCAATTCCGCACAGGAGCAAGCAACACAACCCTGTTCTGGCGCTTCGCCCAGAATAGCGCCTCCAACGTGGCCACCACGATCCTGTCGAACAGTATTTTCTATGTCGAAAAATTGTCGCCCTAAACTTATGAAACATCTCCTCATCCTCCTCCTCGCCGCCAGCGCCCACGCTCAACTTCTGCCGGTCACTCCCGCCGAACGCGCCATCAGCGACATCGACCGCGCCGCCGCAGCCAGCCGCTACTACGCAGAGCAATACGCGCAAAGCCTATCCACCCTGCACGGCAAAATCTTCGGCCTCGACGATGCCACGCTCAAAGCCGTCCTCGAACGCCTCGGCGAACAGCAGAGCGAACAACTGCTCACGCTTTACGTCAGCAGCGCGACCAGCATCAACCAGATCCTCGCCGCCACCGGCAGCAGCGCCAGCGCCCCCGAGACCCGCACCCGCGACTGGGTCTGGTCCGGCGCCAGCGTGATCATCGCCCCGCGCCCCGATCCTGTTGTCTCAGAGCAATGAGGACTGTCACCTTACAGTCCATCATCCTCCGCGCATGGCAACGCGTCGGGAATGATGCGAGCACAATCAGTAACGTGCCCTCCGGTGCGCAGACGATGATGGTCGCCGCGGCGAACGACGCCATCGAGGCCTGCTGGACCTGGGCGGATTGGCCCGAGCTTTGCCGGATCGAAGAGCGCACCATCCAGGGCAACGAAACCACCGGCTTCTATCTCGACTACGAACAGTCCGGCGAGACGCCGATGGGCGAGGTCTTTAACATCACCAGGGACAATCCGAACAAAACAGCCTCAGCCCGCGAACTGCAATACAGTCTCCTCGGCGACAGCATCCGCTTTCCGGACGACACCGACATCCCCACGACCGCCTGGGTCCGCTACCGCACGCGCCCCGACACCTACACGACGAGCAACCTCTCGGCCACCGTCCCCGCGGTCCTAAGCAAAGCCGTCGGCTACTACCTCACGGCCAGCCTCCTCGAAGAAGACGGCCAGCTCACGAAATCAACGCTCATGGAAGAAAAAGCCATGAATGAATTAGTGACCGAACGAGACAAATTCTACTTCCAACAAAACCAACCCCAAGCCTGGTCCGCCCGAATCGGACATTACTGAGCCGCCCAGGCAAGACTAAGAGACCAAGAGACTAAAAGACCAAAAGACCTTCTGAACCAGCAACCAGTTACCCGCAACCCGCTACTCCTAAAATCATGCACCCTAACGTCCGCACAACCAACCGCCAGAACGGCAGTGTCCTCATCGCCAACACGACCCAAGTGACCGGCGAATTCGTCAGCATCGACAGCCTGGACAACGCCACCAAATTCGAAGTCCTCACCGGCAACAACACCGGCATCGCCAACGTGACCAGTGGCAGCGCCCCCGCCATCCCGAACGGCACCACGATCGACGGCATCTTCACCGCGATCAAATTGCACGCCGGCAGCGTCATCGCTTACCGCAAGTAGCCATGAGTGCCGAGCATTCCACACTTAGCACCTTGGAGCGGGGACTGCTCGGCACAGTCGCCACCACCGGCACCGTAGCCGTGTCCTTCATGCAGACCCTCGAAGTCTACCTGCGCATCGCCGGCCTCGGCATCGGCCTCGCCATCGGCCTCGTCACTCTACTTTCAGTCATCCGGGACTACCGCCGGAAATCATAAGGAAAACAAAACCATGCGTAATATCAAAACGACCATCCTCGGAGTCATCACCATCCTCATCAGCGCCCTCACGGTCGCCAAGAGCGTCCTCGAAGGCACGCCTGTCGGCGACCTGGCAATGCACCTCGCCGCCATCACCGCCGGCTGGGGACTAATTGTTGCGAAGGATAACGACGCCCGGCTCTAAGACGAAGGATGAAACCGCAAGCCGACCAGGTAGGGCGGGGCCTCCGGACCCGCCGCTGCCTCCAAGTCTCAGCCCTCGCGCTCATCGCACTGTCGATGAGCGGCTGCGTGACGGTCGGCTACGACTTCCTCAAGCAACAAGCCACCGTCACGGTCAACCCGCCGACCAAAGGCTACGCGAAATAACCCATGTGGACCTGGATCAAGAGACTCTTTGGCAGCAAGTCCGACGCTACCCCAGCGCCGGCCTTGCCGAGTTATGTCTCCGCATCCAGGCCGAGCTTCATCGTCGAGCCGCCGCTGACGAGCTACGACGAGCGCCGGCTCAGCACGCCGAACAAACAAGCCAACCGGATCAAACCGGAAGCCATCGTCCTGCATCACAGCGACGGCAGCTACCGGGGCAGCTGCGCCTGGATCACCAACCCCGCAAGTAAGGTGAGCTACCACGTCCTCATATCCCGCGATGGACGCAGGACAGTATTCGCTAACGATACTGACCGGTGCTGGCACGCCGGCCGCAGCTCATGGCAGGGCCGCCCCGATCTCAACAGTTGGAGCCTCGGCGTTGCCTGGGACGGCAACACCTACGAAGACCCGCTCGGCGAGGCCGCCATGAACAGCGCCCTCGAATACCTCGTCCCCCGCATGAAAAAGTGGGGTATCCCGCTGAACATGGTGGTCACGCACCAACAGGTTTCCCCAACCCGCAAAACCGACATCTCCCCGGGCGACGCCGCCCGCTTCAAGAGCCGCCTCAAAGCCTCCCTCTCTCAACTCTAAACCCTCAACTCTCAACTAATCATGGCCAAAACAATTCCCCAACTCACCGACGCCACCACCGTCAACGCCGCCGACGAGCTAATAGTTCATCAGGGTGGCGTAACCAAGCGAGCCACGGCCGGCGAGCTTTTTAATAGCGGCATCACGGTCACGTCTACGAGCACAACGACCGGACGGTCGCTGAACAGTCGCTTTGCCGAGTTGTTCAACGTCAAGGACTATGGAGCAACGGGTGATGGCACTACAAACGACACGCAGGCTTTTATCGACACATTCTCGGCAGCCGTGTCGGCAGGCGGCGGCACAGTTTATATTCCTTCAGGTCTTTACAGTATTCGCCAAAAGATCACCGTAGCCTGCAACGCGCAGCAACACATACGAGTTCTCGGCGCAGGGCGATACCAGAGCACGCTGAAGTTTGGCGGCGGGTCCGATTTGGGGCTGTCCTTCGTCTCTTCAAGCTCGTCGGACAACCAGCTTCCTTCGTTCCAGATCGAGCATCTCGGGCTCACCGCGACCCGCGACAATATCGGAACTGCATTGTCCGTCAGCTACAGCAACTCCGATAACATCGACGCCACCGTCTATGCGGCGGACCTGTTTATCGGGCAGGACGTTGACAATATCTCCGAAACCGGAAGCGGTTACGGGTATTGGAATCGCGGCATCTACTGCAACAACTGCCGCAACGGCGAGATCCGTAATGTGCATTTCTACGGAGAGATGAACAGGCCATCGTCGCAGACATCGGCTGGCATTTATTTGGAAGGCGAATCTACCGCTTTTGTTATTTCTAGCGTGTTGGTGCTAGAGGCGACAACAGGAATTTACTGCACAGGAACGTCCGAGGGGCTTTATGTTCACAATTCTGACTTGGTCGGCGTGCTTTACGGTGTCTATCACGACATCACATCTGGGGCCGAACCGCAGCTCACCGTCACCGACAGTCACATTAACTCGCAAAACGTGGGCGTTTGGACCCGCAACGTGCAGCAATCGGTCGTAGCCAACTGCCTTATCTATGCAAATTCATGGCTTTCAACATCCTCATGGCCAACGTGGACTGGCGTAAAGTTTGAGGGCATTGACGGCCGCTACAACAAGGTGGTTGGCTGCACTTTTGCCAAAGAAGGCCAGCGCACCGGAGACACTACGCAAGGCATAGATTTCAACGCTGGCAGCCATTACAGCGCGACCGGCAACCATTTCTTTGGGTTTAGCGGAAACACGATGACGTATGGAATCATCGTCCGCTCCGGCGTTTCTGACTGCATTATCGGGGATGACAACGTGTTTCACCATGTTGCAGACAACGTCAGCATCACTCCGACATCAACAAAGATCAGTCACCAACCGCTGATCCGCGCCGGCACGGGAGTCTATGCCAGCGGAGCCACAGTGACATTCGGTCAAGCATTCCCGCATGCAGCCAGCACCATCGTTGCAACGCATCGCGGAACAGCGACAAACATTAGCACGGCCACCGCATCGCTGACGACCACCGGATTTACGGTTTATCACAATGGGGCCGGCAGTATCGCCATCGACTGGATCGCCACAGGAGAATAATGCCACTGGAGAGTCCAATAACCCGCGATGGTGACGCAGGGTTCATCGGCTTTGCCAGCCGGATGAACCCGGTGGCGTTGCCGGCGGGCATGCTCCAACTCTCGGAGAACATGCGGTTGGATCGCGGAACAGCGAAGACGCGCAAGGGGGCGCGGCGGTTGGCGGATGAGTTGCTGCCGGGAGACTTTCCGGTCACGTTGCCGTTCCGATTTGATCCGATTGAGACCTCGGAGACGGTGTTGGATTTCACGCTGGCGACCGGCACAAACGGCCTGCAGCTCCTGAGTGCTTACCCCAATGGCGTGTTTGCCAGCGGCGCCTATCGTTCGCCGGGACTGAACAACAAGGAATACGTCCTGCTGGCCACGGCAACGGGGGCGTTTGTCTACGACGATACGAATAGCCTTGGAGAAGTAACCAGTCTTATCACCGACCACACCGGCGATCCGATCACGGATCAAATCGGCGATGAGTTGGAGGCGGTCAATTACTTGCAGCCTCTGCCGTTTCCGGAGGGCGAGATTATTGAACCGACCGACAAGGTCTCGATGGTGCAGGCATTTGACCGGATGTATTTGCTGCGGGAAGCTGACCAAAATGTGGCGGGCTGGGGATCGCAGACGTTGATCGGGGCCGTGAGTGCGGTGGGCACTACGGCGACCATTGCGCTGACCAGCCATGGCTACGCAGCCGGCCAGCGGGTGCGCATCGAGGGCGGATCGGTGGCGGCTTTCGACGGGC